TTATGATTTGTTTATGGAAGGAACTCAGCGACATGCTCTAGCTGAGTGCATACATTGCGGGCATGCTCAGGATTTAGTTTTTGAAAAACTGATTGTATCTGATGATCAAAAGACAGCCATGTACTCATGCGCTGAATGCGGCGGTATGCACTATGAATCAGATAAGCCGGTTATGTTTAAAAATGGTTTATGGTCAGAACCCATTGGAGGCGATGGTGAGACAGAATCATTTACTTCTCATTCAATGTTCCTTCCATACGGTTGGATGTCTTGGCTGGATTTGTGGCGCGAGCATGAGGCCGCAAAGAAACTTTTGGACACTGGCAACGATAGCATGATGGTTGTTTTTCACAATACACGTCTTGCAAGGACATGGAAGCGCAATGTACAAGTGGTCGACTATCAATCACTGATCGATCGCGCGGAACATTATCCGCTTCGCGTAGCTCCTGCAGGCGTACTTTTAATAACTGCTGGCGTTGACACACAAGACAATCGTCTAGCTGTACAAATTGTCGGTTGGGGTCGTAACCTAACTGGGTGGGTGTTGGATTACATGGAGCTACCAGGTGACCCGGCTAACGATCAAGTTTGGGATGATTTGACGGAATTGATTAATCGCGGAATACAGCATGAGTCTGGATTGGTCATGCAAATAAGAGCAACTGCGATTGATACCGGTGGGCATAGAGGTGAAGCAGTTAAAAGTTATGTTAGGCATGGATTTATACCAACTCCGATTGCGATAAAAGGATCATCTAGATACGATTCTGAACCAATATCGAAGGGCGCAATGATTGACGTGAAATGGAACGGCAAAGTCTACGAGAAAGGCGTTCGAGTGCATCAAGTTGGAACTGTAGAGATAAAGCATTCATTGTTTTCAAAAATGAAAAACGATGGCGATAAAGATCCAAATGATAGGAAATTAAGATTTACTCGTGATTTATCTAGCGAATATTTTTCTGGTTTGATATCAGAAACATACAACAGATCAAAAAAACGTTATGAGAAAAAACACGATGGTGTTAGGAATGAACCTCTTGACACTTTGACTTATGCTTATGCTGCTTTGCATCATCACTCAATACGCGCGCACAGATTCAGTGAGCGAGATTGGGTTACTTTAGAGTCAAGGATATTGAACCAAGAGATTATAAAAAAACGTGAGCCAAATGAAGTTGAAAAAACACAGATAAAAAAAATATCTAACATGTCAAGTCGTGGAAAAAATTTACTCGGATCACTTAGGGATAGATTAAAAAATCGTGAGCGCTGATATCTTATCAAGAGTGTCTGAGGTCTTAATTCAAAATGGTGTTTTGCCGGAACAGGTTGATAAATCTGTGAATCTGGTACGCAATGAGTACAGAGCAAATAGTGCTTATGTAAGAGCCAGGCCAGATAATTTTGATCAGGTAGTCGTCACTGAGTTTAATAAATTTAAAGATACAAAGATTGTCGCTAAACGGACAGGAATATCACGAGCAACAGTTTATAACATACTGAAGAGAAATAGAAAATGTCATTCACGATAGATCAACTAACGGCAATAGAAAGAGCTATTGCTAGCGGAGAGTTAACAATATCAGGTCCGGATGGTAGGTCTGTGACATATCGCTCTATGAGTGATCTTCTTAAAGCTCGGGATATTATAAAAATTGGATTAGAAAGCGCAAGCGGTATAAAGAAAAAGAGATTTTCTTACATTAAATTTGGTAATCGATAATGTCAAAACTTGAAAAAGTCAGGGCGGATATGGGTAAGCGTGTAATTAATTTAGTTACAAAAAGATCTTATGATGGAGCTAGAACTGATCGACGTTCAAACGGTTGGGTAGCTGCGGGCAGTTCTGCCAACTCTGAAATTCTCCCACAACTATCTATTTTAAGAAATCGCTCAAGAGAGTTAGTTCGCAACAATCCTTATGCATCAAAGGCCATGCGGGTTTTATCTTCCAATAGAATTGGAACCGGAATAATGGCCACAATCAACGACAAGAGTGTTGCTGCGCTCTGGAAAAAATGGGTAAAGGTATGTGATGCGGATTGGAATTATGATTTGTATGGGCTTCAAAAACTTATATCAAATACAGAGGCAGAATCAGGCGAATGTTTGATTCGTTTTCGATACAGAAAAATGTCCGATGGCTTGCCTGTTCCACTTCAATTGCAGTTACTCGAACCTGATTTTATAGACACAACGAAAAATGAGACATTAAAAAACAAAGGGTGGATTCAGAACGGTATAGAATTTTCCCCAATTGGTGAGCGTGTTGCTTATTGGTTATTCAATCAGCACCCTGGCGAGAACATAATTAACACAACGATTAAGTCAAGCCGCGTCCCTGCAGGCGATGTGATTCATTCGTTCGACAGAAAAAGGCCAGGCCAGATGCGCGGGGTTCCGATTTTAGCTCCTGTGATGATGACAGCAAACGACCTTAATGAATATTTAGAGGCAACTCTTGTTAGAAAATCAGCAGAAGCTTGCATAGCGGCTTTTGTGGAAACAGATGATGAGGAAAGAAGTATTGGTGATGAGTCTCAACAGGACCAAATGAGAATAGAAGAATTAGCACCTGGAATGGTTCAGTATTTATCAAAGGGCGAGAAGATTACTTTTACAAATCCTTCAGCGTCGACAGGTGATGTAGGTTATACAAACGATAGGCTGCACGCAATTGCAGCTGGAATAGGTATTACTTATGAGCAATTAACTGGAGACCTTTCGCAAGTTAACTATTCTTCTATTCGTGCAGGTACGTTAGATTTTAGAAGAGAAATCGAGCAATGGCAGTGGTTGAATTTTATACCTTCAGTATTGAATAGGATCATGGAGAAATTCTTAGAAACTGCTTTTGCGGCTGGATTGATCCAAACAACCGAGATTGATTACGACTGGACCACACCAAGATTTGATTGGGTTGATCCGCTGAAAGATGTTCAAGGCGAAGAATTAGAATTAACCATGGGTCTCAAAACATGGTCTGAGGCAGTGCGCGCTCGTGGGTTTAATCCTGACCTTCTTTTGGAAGAGCTTAAAGCAGAACGTGAAAAGTTCAAAGCTGCTGGAATCGAATATCCTGTCAAAAAAGAACAATCAGGATTTCAGCGTAACCCTGAAGATCAAAACCAACAAAACGTAAACCAGAAAGACAATCAAGAGTAACGGTTTTATTAGTAGCGCATTATTCTAAAACTCGACTATATTTTAGAACGGGTGTCTGTGAAAATTCACATAATCATTAATGGATTGTGTGAATGCCAGCAAAAATCAAAGAAGATTCACAAGAAAATTTGGTCAAGCGTCAATTCGATCTTGAGGTCGATGATAGCGCAATCACTCAAAAAGACGGGAGCGACAATGTCGTTCTACGTTTCCCCTTTTCATCAGAAACGCCTTATTTAAGAACGCCTTTTTTCGATGATCCTTGGATCGAAGTCCTTGGTCATAACGAATCTGAAGTAGACCTATCACGTTTAAACGAAGGCGCTGCTGTGATATTGAATCACGGCATGGACGCAATCGAAAAATCTGGATTGCGATCAGTTGGACGTACGACTATGGCATGGCTGCAAGCCGGTCGCGGCTATGTCGAAGTCAAGATGTCTAGGCGAGAAGGCATGGAAGGTTTGCTGCAGGACATAAAAGACAACCTGATTCCAGGTGTATCAGTCGGATATCGAATTATAGAAAAAACACTTATTGCGCAGGAAGAAGGCCAGCCTGCCAAATACCGAGTAACAAAGTGGCAACCAGTAGAGATCACATTATGTGATATCCCTGCCGACCCGACTGTCGGGATAGGCAAAAGATCAATCGAAGAGGAAAAAACTATCATGACAGAAGCGGTCAAAGAAAAGCCAGTTGAAAAAGAAATTGTTCAGGAAGTTCGAAGCGAACCAGTTATTGCGCCAGATTTAAAAGAAGTTGAAAAACGCGCTGCTGATGAAGGTGCAAAATTGGAACGTGCTCGTATTTCTGGAATCGGTTCCGCTGTTCGCACAGTCGGACTAGACGATAAATTCGCAAATGATCTGATTGAGCGCGGAATTACTCTGGATGAAGCCCGTCAGAAAATTTTTGATGAGTTAGCAAAACGTCAAGCTAAGTCTCCCACTATCCACTATGGCGATGTAGCTACCATGGTTGATGAAAACGAGACTCGTCAAGAGCACATGATTGATGCTTTGTTGTACCGCGCCGACCCAAGTCGCAACAAAATGACAGAAGGCGGTCGTAGGTTTGCTGGATTCCGTATGATGGATTTCGCCCGTAGTTCTGTTGAGGCGCGCGGGATTAAGACCGAAGGCATGTATCCGATGGCTATCGCAGAGCGTTCTCTTATGGCTACTTCAGATCTGCCAAACATTCTTTCCAATGTTGCAAACAAGTCGCTTAGAACCGCTTATGAAGCGGCCCCTAGAACTTTTACAAATTGGGCGCGTAGAACTACTGCGCCAGATTTTAAAACGATTAACCGAATATTTATGTCGGACGCTCCGAAGCTTGAAAAAGTAACGGAAAACGGCGAGTTTAAACGAGGCATTGTTACCGAAGGTCAAGAAACATATCAATTGGCTACGGTAGGCAAAGTTATCGGTCTGACAAGACAAGCAATTGTTAATGATGATATGTCAGCATTCACTCGCATTCCAGCTATGTTTGCGACAGCAGCAGCTAACTATGAAAGCGATATTGTGTACGCGATATTGACTGCTAACGCTGCTTTGGCTGATGGATCAGCACTTTTTCATGCTGCTAATCACGCTAATCTGACCTCAACAGGTACAGTTATCGATATAACTTCTTTAGGTGTTGCGCGCAAATTAATGCGTTTGCAAAAAACACCGCAAAGCGTTGTGATGAATTTATCTCCTCGTTACTTGATTGTTCCTGCAGCTCTGGAAACATTAGCTTGGCAGTTCACCAATCCACCCATTTTTCCAACTCAGCCAAGCTCAGCCAATCCATTTTTGGGCGAATTGGTTACGGTTGTTGAGGGTAGGTTAGATGCAGCAAGCGCAACTGCTTGGTATTTGGCTGCAGATCCTATGCAGATTGACACAATTGAGTATTGCTATCTTGAAGGCAACGAGGGTGTTTACATTGAAACACGTCAAGGTTTTGATGTTGACGGGATGGAGATCAAAGCACGCTTAGACTTCGCAGCGAAAGCAATTGATTACCGCGGTCTTTATAAAAACGTTGGAGCTTAATAAATGAAAAATTTTATTCAAAGAGGTGATACGGTTGATTTTACACCGACAGTTGCTGTCGCGTCTGGTGTTGGTTATCTAGTCGGAACCGCTTTATTTGGAGTTGCTAAAGCAGACGTAGCAGCAAACACTGAAGGCGCGTTTTTGTTGAGTGGCGTTGTAGATATCGCTAAAACTTCAGCGCTGGCAATTACTGCCGGTGATCGATTGTTTTGGGACGCAACTAATAAGGTTGTAAACAAAACCTCTGCTTCTCAAATGTGCGTTGGGGTTGCTTTGTTGGACGCTGCTAATCCTTCTGCAACTGTGAGAATGTTGCTTGGTGTTGTTCCGCCATCTGGTGCTTAATGCCTACACCGTTTGCAATATTACAGCAACGCGTTAATGATGCTGGTATTAGCCATTTAGCTAACCACTCATTTTTGATTAATGGAAATATTGTGGATGGTGTGTTTAATAACGAATACGTTACGGTAGGAATGGTTGAGTCGCAGGCACCTGTTTTTGAGTGCAGAGAAAGCGATATAGGAGTTGTTACGAACGGAATGGTTATTAGCAGCGGTGCTATGCAGTACAAGGTTCGTGGTTTACAACCTAACGGCGCTGGTATGACCAAATTGATTTTGGAGAAACAATGAGCCACGTTAGGCAACAGCTCAGAAGTCAGATTGTCGTTGCTCTACTTGGCCAGACTTCTGCCGGGAATAACGTTTTTACAAACAGGTCTTATCCGTTATCGCAATCAGAATTACCTGCGCTAATAGTTTTTACTGAAACTGAAGAGATTCAAAACACAACAATTAGCGACCCAGTAGAACAACTCAGGTCTGTTGACTTAAGAATAAACGCTTATGTCGAGGCTATTTCTGGTGTTGAAAATGTTGCTGATTCGCTGTGCGTAGATGTTGAAAAAGCGCTTGCGCAAACTAACACGATCGCAAGATCGATAACTTTAGAGGGAACGTCAGGAATGCGCCCTAATGTTATAGGGGAAGCGCCCGTGATGGAAGTCACAATGAGTTTTCTGGCGCATATAGTGACTCTATCGGACGATCCTGAAACAGCTTTATAAGTAGTAAGGCGGCCTTAACGTCGTGAGACGCTGGGCTTTTTAAAAAACCCTTAACGTCGTGAGACGCTGGAGTTTAGAAAATGGCAAATCCTCAAGTATTACGTGGCGCGGTTGTACAAATGCAATCAGCTCTCGGTGTTGCAAAAACAATCACAGCAATCTCAAAAGCTTCAGAGGCAGTAATTACGGGCACTCACGATTTTGCAATAGGCGATTTGATTGTGATTACTGGCGTTTTGGGTATGACCGAGATTAATGATCGCGTTGTGCGAGTTAAGTCTGTATCAACCACAGTTTCTTTTGTGGCAGAGGGTCTTGATTCAACAAACTGGACGACATACGTGTCCGGCGGAACCGCAACGAAAGTTACAACGTTTGCAACGTTCGACAACATTACTCAATTCAGCCTTCCAGACTCCCCACCAAACGAGATTGACGTTACCACAATTCACGACGATGAAAAACAAGTGATTTTCGGACAACGTGACTTTCCAAAAGGCACATTGAGTTTGAATGGTGACCCACTTTCACCTACATCGGTTGAAATGTCGAAGGCAGAAGATACGAACACACGTCGGGCTTTTAAAGTGAAATTGAAATCTGGTTATGTTGGAATATTCAATGCTTATGTATCGGGTGGAGCGGGATTGGACGGTAGTGCGGGTGCAGTAGGTACCGCTAGTGCTTCGCTAACTTTAAGAAACAAAACACAGTGGTTTGCTAGTTAATGAGTACATTAGCTGACAGGATCAGAGAACAACGTAAGGTTGAAGTGAAAATCGGCGGCATTACGTTGTTTGCTACGGTATCTGATGACTCTGACATTATCAAATACATGCGCGAAGGAACTGACGATCAAGAAGTAATTAAATCTCACGTTTATGGCTGGTCTGGAGTCAAAGAAAGCGATTTGATCGAAGGCGGCAGTGATGATGTTGTCGAGTTTGATCGTGAAGTATTCGAATTATCGCTTAAAAACAAAGTTGATTGGTGGTCTCCTTCTATCGAAGAGATTTTTTCGAAGCCATGGAAACGGCTAGAACGAAAACTTGAATTGAAAAAAAAGTAGAGATTTGGTTCCAGTACGAAAACATAGGTAAAGAAATAGGCGCGCCCAAGGTTGAGCTTCCTGAAGAAGGAATCCAGGTGTTAAGAATTTGGAATCTAATGAAAGGAAAGATCGACTGGGCGGCACTGGATGACATTGCAGCTTATGTAAATGCAAAAGATATTGAGTTAACAATTGATTTATTGCTGATTTTTCAAGATCAGGTTGAAGCGATAGAATAATGACAACAGCAATAACACGGATTGAAATAACAGCGAAAGACAGCACTGCTGCTGCTTTTTCTAGCGCGCAAGGAAATCTATCTAAGTTATCATCTACTGCGGCTACTGTATCTACTGCATTGGCTGCGATTGGTGCTACTGCTGCGGTAGGGTCTTTCGTTGCTCTCACTAGATCAACTATAGATGCGCAGGACAATCTTTCTAAATTATCACAAAAAACAGGGCTAGCGGTTGAGTCACTAGCTGGTCTTGAGTTTGCTGCGTCACAAGCTGACGTAGAACTCGAAAAAGTCGCAAGGTTAACTAGGCAGTTTTCCGTTTTAGTTGCCGAAAGCGGTGATAAAACAAGCACTGCTGCGAAACAATTAAAATCTCTAGGTCTAGAGTACGAAAAGCTTAAAGATTTAAGTCCAGAAAAGCAATTGCTAGCGCTCACTGATGCGTTAAGTAGGTTGAGCGATCAGGATAGGGTGATCGCATTCACGTCGATCTTTGGTCAGCGCATGACCGACCTCATACCGCTTTTATCGAGCAGTGCTAGAGGTCTAGAGGATCTAATCGAGCAAGGCAAAAAGCTTAATCCAGTAACGGCAGAATCCGCAAAGAAATCAGAACAGTTTAATGATCAGTTAGACATTCTTGGACGTCAAGTAGGCGTTCTTGGTCGAGAAATGGTGCAAGGTTTGATACCAAGTTTATCCAGGATCACGGATGAAATGGTTAAGGCTACACAGCAAAGCGGGATTTTTGCTGGTGCGCTTGCAGGTGTTAAGCAATTATTCACTGAATCATTCGGCAATCCTAAAATATTGGGCGATGTCGGACAGATTCGCAGAGAGATATTAAAGACTCAAGAAACAATATCAAAACTTGAGACCAAGAAAGGATCTTTCTTCTTTGATAACAATGCGTTACAGCACGAAAGAGAAAAACTAGTACAGTTAGAATCAGATCTAAAGAAAGCTATTGTCACAAGTCGAGAGACTATAGCTGTTAATGATTCCGCTGCTGATGCCACCAAAAGATTTTCTCTGGCTGTTTCAGAAACAGACAAGGAAACCAAAAAGTCTGTCGTTGCTAAGAAAGCAATCAACAAAGAAACAAAAGATTCTGGACGAGCTGAAAGTGAGTACATAAAACTGCTCAAGCAAGAAAGGCAGGCTCAGGCTGATTTATTAAGACCATATCAGCAAAGTACAAGATCTGTCCAAGATCGTCTCAACTCAATGCAGCTTGAAGCTCAGGCGTTGAAGCTTTCAGAGACAAGGCAGATAAGCTTAGAGCATGCTATCGAGTTAACAACTATAGCAAGGCTGGAAGAAAAGAAAGCGATCACGCAAAATTCTGGCGCGATTACTGAGATTAATAAAGAGATCGCTGCGCGTAAGGAAATGGTTGCTTTGTTACAGGTCAGCGAGGCCAAAAAAGCCGGTGACAGTATCAGGGCTGCAGAGCTTTCTAACTACAATCAATTTTCTATTCAGGCTGCTAGAAATATTCAATCAAATCTCGCTTTCGGAATAGAGCAAGGATTTCGAGATGGGTTTAAAGCTGGCGCTCGCGGGCTTCTTGACGGAATTTTAAGTACCGTATCGCAGATAGTATCTCAGATTGTTGCAACAAAATTGTTGCAGTCGGTTGGTGCTGGTTCATTTCTTGGCCAAATTGGGATAGGCGGAATAGGTAGCGGAATAGGTGGAACAGGCGCGGTTGGATCTGGTGTGCAAAACGCTCTTGGTATTGCTTCGCTAGGCGGTCTTTTCGGCAAAGTTAATCCAACGCAATTGGCGGCACAGCAAGGATCTTTAGCATTGTGGGGTAGTACTGGAACGACTTCAAAACTTGGTGGCCTAGGTAGTTTATTTGGGTCTGCTGGAGGTCTTTCTTCTATTGCTGGCGCATTAGGTGTTTTAGGCGCAAGCGTAGGGATAGGCAGTTCTATTGCTGGAGAGAATAAGCTCGGTGGTCTGAGTGGCAATACCACTTCATTAATTGGTGCTGCTGTTGCCGGGCCTTTAGGTGCTGTTTTAGGTGGTGTATTCAATAAATTATTCGGTCGTGAACCTTACAAATTCCGTCAGGAAGTAGCGCTTGGTACAGCTAGCGCAGCCGGTTTTGATGGTCGAGTGACTGACATATTTAGGTCAAAAGGCGGTCTGTTCGCTGGGAATAAGCACAAAGAGCAAGACTCCCCAAATTCAGAAGAATTTATAGCTCTTTTTGATCAAACAATTAAAGGTTTCGGTGATTCCGTAAAGGGTTTTGCCGAAACAATGGGGCTAAGTACAGATTTCGTTAAGAATTTCAGCAAAGAAGTCAGGCTTGAATCAGAGAAAGGTCAAAGATTGACCGAGGAAGCGGTACGGAATTTTATAGAAAGCGTAGGAAATGAGCTTGCAGACGGAATTTTAAGCCAGGTTGAGGTAGTTAAAAAGGTTGGCGAAAGCAGTATGCAGACTTTGCAACGTCTAAGCGGCGAATTTTCAGTATTAAAAACCGCTTTAGTTGCTGTCGGTGCAAGTGCTCAGGACGCACAAAAATCTTTGATGTCTTTGCCTGTAGCAATGCGCTCTAAGTTAATAGATCAGCTTGGTGGAATAGACTCAGCAAGTCAAAAAATAAGCTTCTTTATTGATAATTTCCTAACTGATTCAGAGCGTTACGGTCATATGTTTAATGCCTTAGACGCTGAAATGAGGAAGCTTGGATTCACGGCGAACATTACACGTGCTGACTTTGTAAAACTAATCAAAAGCGTGAAAGAAGTAGGCGGTGTTTCTAGTGAGCAAGCAGCAGGATTATTAAATCTTGTCGAGGCTTTTGATCAGTTCGATCAGGCTAGAGATCACGTAAACAGAACTACCGAGAAGTTGATTGAGAAGGAAAACCAACTTGCAGGCATTAGAAGTTCGTTGGTTTCTGCCTATCAGCGTGAACGTTCAGAAATTGAACAAACTGTAAGCCGTTTTAAAGATATAGCGCAGCAAATAAAAGGGTTCAGGGACGGGCTTTTATTGAGCGATTTATCACCATTAAATCCACAACAAAAGCTTGAGGAAGCAAGGAATCAATTTAATATTGTTCGAGCAAAGGCTGATAAAGGCGATCAAGATGCGCTAGCGCAATTACCTTCAGTTGCTCAGGAATTTTTAAAAGCAAGCCAGCTATACAATGCTTCAGGCGCTGCATTTGTAAGCGATTTTAATTTAGTTCAAAACGTACTTAAAAACGCAGAAAAATCAGCGCTATCACAAGTCGATGTCGCAACTAAACAGTTAAATGCACTCGATCAGAGTGTCAAGTATTTAATCGATATTGAAGAAAATACTAAGAGTCTAGCTGACCTCATTAAAGAGCTAAATGATTCGGTTTTGAATGGTGGCGGTAATCCATCTATAACGACCGATCAAATCAAGCAGTTTCTTGCTGACAATCCGAATTTAACACCGCAGCAGGTCGCAAATGCTGCTACTAAATACGGCGTGTCAAATGATCAGTTATTAGCTGCCGGTTATGATGTTACAAAGTTGCCTGGTGGGGTAGGTATCAGTGATAACCAAATAAAAGAATTCGTCAAAAATCATTCACCCAAAGAGATTTATGATGCCGCTGTTAAGTACGGAATTTCATCACAAAAACTTTCTTCGGTAACAGGAATACCACTTAAAGATATTGAGAAGTTCGTTAAAGACAATAACCTGCCGTCATTTGCAAAAGGTACTGATTTTATTTCAAGAAGTGGCTTGGCAATGGTTCACAGAGCTGAAGCAATTGTTCCTTCTTCCACAACAGATGAAATAAAAAAATTACGTGAAGAAATAGCCAAATTACGCGCAGATCAAAATGCGCAAACTGGTGATTTGATCAAAGTTACTGATATTACTAATAGACAAAACGCACAGGTAATTTCTCAAGCATTGGTTGAGTCAGAAAAAAACAGATCTTGGAATAACCGCAGCATGCTGAGGATTGCATAATGGCCGTTGATTTCCCAGCCTGGCTTGATGATAGTAGCGCGATTAGGTGCGTGCTTGTTGAAGTTGTGACAAATGTTGGTGGATCGAATATCACTCGGTATTTATCAAGCAAAGCATACTCAAACGTATCGCAAATTTATGACCCTATAGTCAATGCTGATTCAGTTCAGTTAATTGAGCGCATGAGCATAGATGGCCAGCCTTCCATGAGTTTTGGTGACATTGAATTATATAACTTGGATGGATCGATAGATTCATGGTTATTTGATATCTGGGTTAATAAGTCAGTAAATGTTTATGTTGGTGATGTTCGTTGGATTCGCGCTGATTTTGTAACCATTTTTAGTGGCGTTGTTGATGATATAGACAGCCGGTCAGAAGGCTCAATAAATATCAAGATTAGAGACAAGCTGCAAAGACTCAATACCCCAATGACCGAAGCAAAATTGGGCGGAACTACGGTTAATAAAAATGAGTTAATACCACTGTGTTTCGGTGAGTGCTTTAACGTCACGCCGCTTCTATCAAATCCAGCAACTTTAGAATTTCAAGTCCATTCAGGTGCTATCGAGGACGTTATCGAAGTCCGTGATAATGGCGTACCAGTAGCTATTACAAAGAATCTAGCAGCGGGAAAATTTACCCTAACGAATCAACCATTCGGGCAAGTTACAACAAGCATTCAAGGCGATAAGCCTTCAGTTTGGAATACCACGGCATCAAAAATAATTCAAAGAATTGCGACTGTATTTGGTGGCACTGAAAAGTTAACAACGGCTGATTTTGATACGGTTCAGCTTGCTTCATTCGACACAGCAAACCCAATGCCAATAGGTATTTATCTAACGTCTAGGGAAAATACTTTAAACGTTTGTAATTCAATAGCAAATAGCGTTGGCGCTCAATTGGTTATGTCCAGGCTAGGCAAATTGCAGCTTTTAAAACTTGAGATATCACCGCTAGTTGATGCTTTTACTATTGATGAAAACGATATCATCCAAGGCAGTTTATCGATATCAGCAAAGCTGCCCGTTAAAGCTGCTTTTAAAGTGAATTTTGATAAAAATTGGACGGTTCAGCCGGGGCTACAAACCGGAATACCAAAAACACACAAGGACATGTATGCGCTTGAATACGTAAGCGTTACAGCGCAAGATAATACGGTAAAAACTGCTTACAGTTTAGATAGTGAGCCTGTGGCTGTTGACACTATGTTAATCAAAGAATCTGATGCAACGACTGAAGCCAATCGATTGCTTAACTTATATAAGCAACCACGTTTTGTTGTGGCGTTTACAGGCGCGCCACGGCTAATACAATTAGCGTTAGGCCAGCAAATAAAAATTAAATATCCACGTTTTGGGATGGATTCTATAAAGGATGGTCAGGTTATCGGCTTATCTGTTAACTGGGCCAACCTAACCACTAAAGTTGAGGTGCTTATCTAATGGCAACAATACTTGGTTCAAGAGCGTTAGAGTTAAGCGCAGCAACGCCTCGCACAATTCAGGTTGATTTACCGAATAACCTCAACTTAAATGCCGATTCCATAATCAACGGGACGTTATCAGCCGGAAGAATAGCAACCGGTAGCATAACGGCATCCAAATTAAACGTATCTACTTTGTCGGCTATCACGGCAAATTTAGGATCAGTAAATGCCGGGAATATAACCGGGACCGCAAACATCACTATAACTGGTAATGCCCGTTTTGATGGTGTCGATCTATTCAACACATTTACTTACGCCGGACAATTTAATACATCGAGTAACGCAGATGCCGGTATCTACTGTGTAGGGTCTCCAGCTGTAAATGGGTTTTCTGACAGTAACGGTATCGCTGTGCAAGGCATATCGGGCGGAACTGGAACAGGTGTATACGGTTTTAATGTTTTGGGAACTGGTGCTGGTGTTACAGGACTCGCGAGCGGGGTTAACGGTGCTGGTGTTGAAGCAACAAACAATGCTGGTGGTTTTGCATTAAGAGTTTTTGGGAAGATGTCAATGTCTTCTCAGACTTTAGTTACAAACCTTAATGCGCAGCTGCACGGAGGGAAGTCTGTAGATCAGCTCTGCAGTATTATTGTAACCAACAATGGTACAGCGACAGTAGGCGGAAATGGATTTGTATTAACTTCCACCGTTGCCGGAACCAGGGTTAGCGCTCCGAGCGGAAACTCGGTAGTCATTGAATCAACATCAGATCGTAGATTAAAACAAGATATTTACCCTGAAAAACTAGGTCTTGACTTTATCAATAGTCTTCTACCAGTCGAGTACAAACTAAAATCAAATAAAGATTTGAAATATCACGGGTTTATTGCCGACGATATCGAAAAATTAATAAGTGAAGAGGATTGCGACTCGCTTTTTCAAGTTCATTCTGACGGTATAAAAGGCTCCGATTACATGAGCTTAATATCTCCTATCGTCAAATCAATTCAAGAACTTACAGAGCAAATCAAAGATATAAAAGAAAGGTTAAATAATGGCTAGAAAGCGACAAGTAATAATTGATGAGGACGAGGACATTATTTCTTACGAGCATAATTTGATGGGTGAGTTTGTTCAAGTGTCGCTCGGTATAGGCTCTTTAGTTGATGGGAAGTTTATTGTTGCTGAAAACCAGAACTTTGAAGTATTAATGATATCTGGTGATGATTATCAAAGTTTGCTAGCAGCAGCTCCAGGAAAGCCAGCCGGTGTTTTTAGAAAAGAAGATTTATGGCCATACATTGACTCTGAAAGATCTAAGGTAACAGCTAAGCGTGAGAGCATTATCGAAAGTGTAATGGGTAGCAAGAAATGAGCAAACTATCATTTATCTATAAAAATGTATTCGATAGTCGAGACACGTTGACTTTGGATGCCGGCGTTACAGTTGCAGGCTTCACGGTTGCAAATCTTGCTAGCAATAAAAAATCGATCACATGGCGGTCAGGAAGTTCGGCTTTGCATAGAGTAAAAACAACCTGGGCGCAAAACCAAACAATTAGCGGCGTGGCTATCTGTTTCACAAATCTGGTTTCTGGGGATTCTGTGAATATCAAACTTTATAGTGACGTTGCTGGAACGACGAATATTTACACGTCAGGCAATATCACAGTTACTCATAATTATGATGTTCCTGCTGGATTTAGTTCAGTAAATTCAACTAGTTTTGCTTATGGCGGTGGGATTCATATCAGTCATTTGTTGGCAGAAAAAACAAACGTTAGGCGAATGGATATTGAATTCAACGTATCAAGCAATCCTGCTGGATTCGTCGAGGCAAGTAGGATAGTTGCCGGAAAGTATTGGTCTCCAGAACGTTCGGCCGCATTGGGTGCGAGGATAGGGTTCTCAGATTCTACCTCAAGTTTTAGAACGTATTCAGGCGATCTAGTAACCGACAGGGGATCGATTAGCAGAACGTTGGATTTTAACGTTAATGCCATGTCTGAATCAGATAAGTCTGGCTGGAATAATTTGTTTAGATATGTCGGAAAAAGTAATCCGTTTTTTGTGGGAATTGCAGGGTCTAGTAATTCCATAAGCGAAGAAATAATTTCAGGATCAATTTACGGAAAATTTGAGTCGGATATCGATGTAAGCACGCAGCTTTTTAAACGTTATGGATCACAAGTGAGGATTGTTGAACTGTGAAAGACATTGACGAGAGCTATTTACCTGAGACTGTCAGAATGGTTGTTAAAATCATTGGGCTTGAGAAAGCAATGTTACTTGTCAGTAAGTTCGGCGGAACTCAAATATACGTTGGTAAAACAATTAATCAGGATGGAATTTTAGCTAGAACGATAGGCGTAAAAGCAGCTATCCAGCTCTCAAAAGATTTGTGCTATGGGTCATACTTAAATGTCCCAAAAGCAAACTCTTTGCAAGTTGCTATTCGTAATCAAGAAATCAAGGATCTTAAAAAACAGTTATCGTCTCACGACCTTGCTGTTCGATTTAATCTTACTGAAAGACATATAAGCAGGATCATTAACACACCATAACTTTGTCACTCGACATTGGTCAATATATAACCTTATGTTTTAACGTGTAATTATCGCATTAAGTTCAACCTTGACTTAATTGCGAATGCCCACAAAAAGT